CTATATGTTGCTTCATCTTAGAGATACTATTTTCACTACAATTATGCTCTTTTCCCCATAACTCGAACCGAGAAATACACCTCAAATAGCTCGAATAATCCAATTCTACACCATAAATCTCAGTGATTGCTTTACTCGGATCCTCACCCGCTTCTACCTTTTTATTCAAAGCATACATCATCAAGTTTCCTGAACCTATAGCTGGATCTAAGAACGTTTTATCCTTGTATACTTCTACATTATCGAACATACGTTTAACCAAAACATCTGGCGTATAAAATGCTGCTAACTCTTTCTGCTTATCACCTTCATATTTACTCAAATCAGACATCTCAATCTCGCCTTTTCTTCTTCACTCAAACCTAACCAATTCATCACATCTTCATCAGTCCAAACATGTGTATAATCTCCAAAATACGGGATAAACTTTGACCAAACACAACTGTCATTTTTCCACAATTTATTTAACCAAATAACGGTTTTTGTCATATAAGCATCATAAAAATTATGACGTTCGGTTTCGCTATTAAACTTGAACTGATGACTTTTAATGTGTCTGCCCCTACAAGAAACATAATCTATATATTCACATTTAAGTTGTGATTCGTAAGTCAAACATTCAATGTTATAAAAATCAGGTTTTCCTTTATTACCGTGTATAGGACTGATATTCAAAATATAAGGTCTGTTATCAGTATTTTCGGATAAATGCTTACGCCAAGAGTTAGAGAGACATTTATCCATACATTTTTTGATCAAATCTACATTTTCGAAATTAACAAATCGTGTATAATCTTCATTCACATAATCCATATCATAAATCTGTATGGACATATCAGTTTGACCACGTTGCCCGAAAATAACTTCGAATTCATCGTTACTGATAACATCATTTTTAACTAGATGTTGAAGCATTTTGGCATATCTGTCGAAAGATTTGATCATATTAGGGGCATAGATAAGCCGATTAGATGTATAAGTTCCACAAGGACTGAGCCAAATAATGTTTTTAGACAATTTTGACACTTTTTCAAGAATTTTCAGATGTAATTGTCTATCATAAGGAGGGTTTCCGATGATATAATCGAAGTGCATAGTAAGATCCAGATTGCTATATTTATCATCAACCAATATAGAAATATCATCCTTACCAAAAGCAGGATTATCGACCACATGAGAATTAAACATCTCATAAGAATCTCGATGAGATGTAACATAAGTAACAGTATTATTAATAGCTAAAAAACCAGATGACTGATTATCATTGATAACCAAGATCTTCATATCTTTATAATCGAGATTTTTAAGCCAAGATTTAGTCCAAATCGGATCCATTATAGCCTCTTTGATGATCTAAATATAAGAAACTTAATTAAGTTTCTCAACTAAAAATCAAAGAATTGAGTTCTTCGAAACTGACTCCATACTTAGCACGTTCAACTACATTTTCATAAAAAAGTAGACCTTTATCACCGTTTTTAAGAACCTTAACCTTGTTTCGAAGATCTTCGAGATATTGATTTTTGAAAGCTTCACATTCGAATTTCAGCTTCATATCTTCAATAAAAGTACCGAAATTCTTATAACGCATAGGCGATTCGATAGTAATTTCATAACCTTGAATACTATGATCTTTCTTGATAGTTCCATCAACAATATCAGTTTTGCTGCCAAAATCAAGTCCATTTTCGCAGAGTCTAAAGAGTTTAGTAAAGAAAATTTTCAGTTCTGATTCCAATCCTTCTTCGGCCAGAACATATAGGTTAAAATCCTTCTTATCCTTATCCTTTCTGCAACCACGCATAACAGCTTGATAAAGTGAAGCATCTGACTTATGAGAATAGATTACCACTCCGTTGATACTCGGGATATCAATACCTTCACTAAGCATCTGACAATTGAGAATGATCTTGGGCTGATATTTCAGATCGTTTTCATCACGAAGACGAGAAAGAAGAATATCACGTTCGATAAGTTCGCCGTTAAGTTTGCAACCTTTAGTGATTCCTTCTTTTTCACTAGCAAATTCACAAATGTTGACATTTTTGTCTAGTTTTTCTTTATTTTTGAACTCATTGAGATAAAAACCGATCTTAGCAACATTATCAACCGAACTATTGAACACAATCATAGAAGGAATCGAGTATTTAGCTTTAAGATGATTAAAAGCATTTACTGTAGCTTCAGTTCGGAGATATTGTTCATCTTTTTCCCCTTTAACTTTTTCAGGATTTCCGATATTAATAGTCTTGCATACACAAGGGAGAACAATACCAGCTTTAATAGCTTCGGGATAAGTCATTTTGATCTTCAAACCTAGCAATGTTCTCAGATCATCATCGGGTGTAGCAGAAAATCCATAAAATTGTTTAGAAACCGAAATATATTTTTTAATCATTTCAATCGAAGTATTCTTATGAACTTCATCCTGCATCATAAGATCGATTTTCAAACCGATATTTTCCAGAGTATTAACGAAACCCTGTTCCTGGTCAAGATCATCATTTTCAGATTGACAGCAACTAACAATGAGATAATGTTTTTGATTATTATTACGGAAATCTTCGACGAAAGATTCCTTATCGAATTTTTGGTGTTCATTCTTCAAAGAACACATATTTTTGATCACAAAACGCTTTTCAAAATCCGGAATATATTTTGCATATTCACTAATAAGCTGTTCATTCAAAGACAAACGATGAGAAGAAACGAAAAATAAACCTTTTCTATGATCTTTTTCCAGATTTTCGGCCACTTTATCGAGAATTGCTGCTTGAATAACAGTTTTTCCTGTGCCACAGGTTAATTCGAATAAGCCCTTATCACCATCAACATATTTGACTGTTTTAAGAGCTTGTTTCTGGATTTCACGAAGTTTGATATTCTGGAGCATCTGATAATTCCTTTTTGATGCTATAAATATAAGAAACTTAATTAGATTTCTCAATCAAATCGGCGAGAATTTTGTCCCAAAATTGTTTATTTCCGAGAGCTCTATTAGCACCAAGATTATCCAAAAGGGTCTTATTATCAATTATGGCCATCTTATTACCATATTTTTCAATGAGATGTTTATCAACAGTACTATCTGTGATAATAACCACCTTTTTATCGCATTTTTTAGACCAATCCAGGTATTCACAGTCGGTTATCTTCCCTTGTAGCAGTTTTTCTTCCATTTCATCGCGAATAACAGAGTTCGCTTTATGATATACAATATGTTTCTTAATCTGATCATAAGCTCTTTCTTTAGACTGAATTGCGATCAAAAGCTTAGGATTACTATTAGAATGAAGATAACCATCAACACCATCATCTTCAGATTGATTCATTCCGGTCCAATGATCAAATGAATAACCGGGCAAGTTTTGACATTGAGCATACCGAAAATATGCTTCACTTATGATTTCAAATATATTTCCCTTGAATTTGCAATAAAAAGCATCAAAAGCTGCTTCATCATAATGAGAATAATTAATACTTCGATAAAATTTAACCATTTCATCACGGTAAATCTTAGCGTATTTTTCGATCGTTTTATTCAAAAAACCGGTAGTTTTGTACTCCGACCAGCCCATAATGGCCATATACTTAAAGAAATTGAGATAATTCTCTGTTACTTTGAATCCCGTTTCCTCTTGGATAGCATAAGAGCCGGTTTCTTGATATCTCGGAAGAATTAAGCATTTAGTATCCATTTCAACCTCTTTTAGATTAAAATATAAGAAACTTAATTGATTTTCTCAACTATTCTACATATTTAATTCTACAAACTTTAATACTGCCATCTCCCCAAAATTCATCATCATCATATAAATATTCAGTATATGCAAAACAGGGATATTTCTTCGGCAAGCCAAAAACTTTAGCAATGCTTGACGATTTTGCATTTCGCCAATTATCGCTGAAGTTTTTTGCTAGAAATAAACGATAATCATCAAAATTTTTTAAGCTTTTCATAATGATCGAATCCTTCAATTAACTTAATTTTTATACATTAAATAAATAACACAATTACCGAATTTATCATCACAATCTCTGTTCTACAAAAGAGATAAATTCTTTTACTGCATTAGCAAATTCTTCAATATTCACATCATTAGTTCCAACTGCGGATTCCATGATTTCAGTCAATTTGTTTTTAGCACTAGTAAATTCTTGTTTATCAATCATTTGCAACTCGGAAGGTGGAAAAAATATGGATATAACTCTTAAATAACCATTTATTGATTTCTTCGAGTGGTTTATATTCAAAACTAGATATTTCGGGTAACAGTTTACCATTTTTATCAGGGAAAAAGCTATTACATTTATAAGATTTAATATCTGGCATATCTTCAGGTAATAGTTTAATCATGAACAGGATAAGATCTTTATCCTTTCTATATTTCATCGGTTCATCAGAGAACGGATACGCGGCTTCTTTATACTTATCAAAAGAATATCCTGTTTCTTCTCGAGCCTCTCTAAATGCACAAGTAAGATAATCTTCACCAATTTCAACATTACCTTTAGGTAAATCGTAATTGTTTTCTGATTTTTCTCGTCCAGTAGGCAGTTCGGCTAAAAACCGTACACCATCTGTTATTAAAAGTCCAGCAGATATCATATTAACCCTCAAATAAGATTTCATTTCCTTTCCAGATGAATTCGGGACAATAATCTTTAATTCTATGTGACCCTTTGTAACGCATCATGGGTACATCTAGATATTTACATACTTTTTCAAAACTTACCGAAAAAACTTTAATCTCATTAGTTCCACCAGGATATTCGGAGTCACTCCAAAGAAACCGGCCAATAGATGTTTCTATGTAGAACGTATGTCCAAAATCCCAGTAAAACTCACCGATTAGATTTCCAAGTTCTTCACGTCTTAATTCAGTAATATTCATATTAGTCTCATTGTTATTAAAAAATTACCAAAAGAAATAAAATTATTTTACCGCGATGCACTTGAATACGAATTCTTCATTATTGTGATACATAGATTCAACTTCCTTGCTATAGGCAATGCAAGTTTTTTGACTAGAAAATCCCTGCACCACAGTAAGTGTCGGCGAAGCGGAGCATGCCCCAAGGCAATTTAGAATAATGAATAATGACCACATAAATTCCTTATTTTTTGATGAATGTAAAATGATTTTTTATCATATATTCGGATGCCTCTTTATATGTAACATCGCAATAGTTTACATCAGCATGACTAAGACATGCTTCATATTTTGTAACATCCGTCTGCATACTACTTACATCTATCCTCATACCAATAAGTATTCCTAGTGCTACTAACATTGTTCCTATAACTAAAGCCCAACCTACATTGTCCATAAAATCTCCTATCTGATTGATATTAGTTAGTTTTCGTATTGGTATTATTTTTTAGATTAACTTCAATAGCATCAAGCAAATCATCAACCCGTTTAGGAATATTGGTATTTTTTTCAATTTGTTCGGCTAAATTTGCTCCAGCTGCAACATAAACTGTATCTTTAGTTGGAGTTACTATAGCAATAATGCTTAGGAACATTAGAATAACAATGCTCAGAATGATACGTCTCTTACTTCTATGAATAATCTCATCTTTTTCATTTTGAATGCAGCATTCCTCATAAATGAGGTATGTAAATACACCATATACTACTAGAGCTAGGATTCCTAAGGTTAATACTGCAGCTAGGAAGGTCGAGATACCATTTACAATATCTCCAAACCACATCATTTTAACGATTGCTGAATAATTCATGTTATATCTCCTTTTTAATAATGCATAAAATATACATCATTTTAAATATATTCGAAACTATTCTTTTTACATAATTGAACACCTATCTTTTTACAAAACAGATTACATTTTACCGATTTATTAGTTTTTTCTGGTCCTATTATAATATAATTCGGAGCTTTTATGTGTTCTTTTATCAAATAAATCCATTTTTCGAAGCTTATATCGCTCATTTCATCTGGTGTTCCAGACCAATGTTCATAATTCTTACCAAAAGGTGGACAAACTATAACAGTTTTATCTGTTTCTACTATTTGAGCTAAAACATCTCTTTTAACCCAATGATAATAATCACAAAAATTCTGATTTATATCATAAGCTTCTATTTTGCCTGTGCTATCTAAACCATGATCCTGAAACCATTGTCTTACACCATCTATTATACCACCGAATCCTGCCATAGGACAATATGCACCATTCGATATATCAATCTGCGATTGATATATCATTTTCAAAAGATCATTCTTTCTCAATGCTGTAACCTTAGGTGCTATCTTAGCTATTGTGAATCGATCGAGAATCAAACTCAGATCATCTGATAATATACCTTTGATATATCGTATACAAAAATTTGGATATTTTCCTGTTTCTAATGCTGAATCTAACATCTTAACCATGTTTTTAACGGCTTTTAATAGACATTTAGGATCTTTCCAAGCCTCTAATGGTGATTTATATCCGTTTACAAAACAAAACCATATAGGGTGTTCTTTCGGCCATTTAGCAGTACCAGGAAAAGGAGATTCGATACATTTCTGGACTAAATTATCAATATCTAAATCTCGATCATATAAATAATTGATCATATTTAATGGGTTTTTCCCGTTAATTATATCTACCTTATTTTCGACCATACATTGATATTTCGCCGAATCGATGGTGTTTTCTTTCTGCATCAAACCTAAAAGATAATCGTTTTTAAGGTCTATTATCCTTGAACCTATCTTAAAATCGGGAAAATAATAATGGGTTTCTCCTTCGAATACATAAGGAAACTTAATCTTAGGATGATATTCGAAGTCAATATCCATATATTTTAGCAAATTATAGAACTTAACCTCATAATTAGAATCAAATGTTATCCCATCATACTTAATCTTGTGCCACTTTGCTGTGTTAAACTCAACTGTCTGTGAATATGATCTAACACCATATCTTTGGAGATTAGTTTCCTGCATTTTCTTAACATTGTGATAATAACGATCACCATATCTTTTTTTGCAAGTATCATAACACTTTTCTCTAATTTCCGGTGATGACCAATCGTGTTTGTAACCAAACTTATTCAAATTAGTGGCTTCAATCCTAGATTTTATCTCTTTTCGTCGCTCAGGACTAATAGATTTCAAAGATTTAGACACCTTTTCTCTATTTTCGGGATCATTCATACTATTATTATCTGAATGTAACTTACTCAAACATTCTTCTGACCCACAAGTATCTAAAAACTTAAAATGAATAAATTTCCGTTTCTTTCCACAATACGGACATGCATGATCCGAACTATCTACATATCGTTCATAATAATCTACAATACTAAGATCTTTATGCTCTTTCTTAATATGCTGTGAAAGCTTATTCTGACTCCTATATCCTAAACCACAAATCTCGCAATGAAACTTCTTCTCCCTTTCGGCTAAAGATAAAGCTTCAGAATACTTCTCTAAACTACCATACTTTCGAATATGACGTCTATTTATTGCTTCAATTGAAGTTCTACTTGCTCCATATTTGGACAACATGGTCTCTCTCTGCTGCTTCCGGACACATACATCTCCACCACATGTACTTAAATATCCACCATGCTCAAACCTACAAGCTTTTCCACAATACTTACATACATGTTTGACACCTGGCTCAATATACTGATCATAATAACTCTTGTAATCCACATGATGTGTACGCTGGACATGATTAACTAATCCACCTAACTTACTATACTCTTGTCCACAAATCTCACATCTCATATTATCAATATACAAAAATTCCTGTGTTTATGACACAGGAATTTCAAGATTAAATGTTCACTCTATTCTTTAGCTCAGCTAACTTACCGTCATTCCAAGATTTCGTAATGGACTTTCTAGGCGAGCCACTTAAATATCCTGTTATTCTTCGAACTCGGATAAAATCATCCTCTAATTCCGATCCACACTTTGGACACTTCTTATCTATTACTCCGTGAAACATACAAGTTGTACCATCTTCTAACTTATTTATGCATGTATCACTATCCATGGTACATGTAAAGTATCCCAAGTTAGCCTCGTACATAGCATCAATAACAGATTTTACAGCTTCTAGATTTTTAGAAAGATCTCCGTCTAGTTTGTAATAGAATATATGACCAGCATTAGTTATAGCATGAAATGGTGCTTCCCATTCAAGTTTATTAGGTAGAGTAGTTTTCAAGTCGAATGGTAGCATGTGGCTGTTTGTGTAATAGCCTTTGCCAAATAGTTGGAAGAGATCCAATTTTGCCAGTTTTTTGTTATTTTGGAATAGATTTTTGTCTATATTTGCGAATCTTCCAGCAGTAGCTTCAGCAGGAGTGGCGAAACAGCTCCAGTTCAAGTGGGTTTCTTTTTGACAATTTTTAGTAAAATCGAAGATGTGTTGGATTATTTTGAATCCTAGATCTTTGATTTCTTTGTCTTTTCCCCAAGTTTTGCCCGTTAAGGCTAAGATAGTTTCATATAGGCCGATATATCCGATGCTCAAAGTGGATTGTTTTAGAACTTCCCCTATTTTATCAGTTATGTTATGAACTTTATCATCACTTGTGAGGTATAAACCTTGTTGCATAGTGAATGGATAAGATTCATAAGTTTTGTTTGAGATTAAGTTGAAACGATCTAATAATGATTGTTTTACATCTAATAAGATTTCATCTAGTTTATCGAAGAAGAGTTTAATTCGTTTATCTTGATCATCTTCGGCTATAAAAGATTCTATTGCCATTCTTGGTAAATTGATGGTATGGAAAGCGAAATTACCACGAGCTGTAGTTTGTTCTGTGCCATTGATATTACCGATTACTCGTGTCCGGCAATTTCCCGAATTAAAACCAGACAATTCAAATCTACCCGATTCAGTTTCAACATCATAAGAATCTGCCACACTATTTATGTATCTTACCGAAATAACTTTAACTCTAGTATCGAGATAACGAATTGTATCACCAATTCTTATATCTTTAACATATGTACGTCCACGTTCAAGATATAGCGGATGATCATCGGTTAATCTTAGAATAATGCGATTTGAAAATTCAACTTCTGTCCAATTATTAACCATAGTATTTTTAATCAATTTTTTGCATTTAACAAAATCTTGTAATTCATTATCAAAAACTTCAACATTATATTGTGCCAAATCTATGTATTCTGAAACTTCAGAATATCGATTAATCTTGTATTTTTTGCTGAATTTATCCCACATGTCTTTAAATTTAATTTTTATCATCTAAGCATTCCTTTTTTGAAATTTTCGTGTATTTCATTATTATTTTCCATTTACACGAATTTTTAAAGTTTCTTCTCCGTCCGCGCACCCCATAGTAGCAATAGTAGTGCCTGGAATCAGTTTTCTGATATGAATTTCGTCATTATCAAATGAATTTAATTGATATAATGTAGAGCCATCTAAATAATAAGCATTTTCGAACTTTTTAGGTTTTTTCAAGTGTTCTATGGTATAATCCGTATCGCCAAATTTAAAGTATCTTACTTCATCGTTATTAACTTTAATTATTTTTTCATCATATTTTATGTAAGGTTTATTAAATGTAGAATCACAGTTAACAAAATTCGGATAAAATCTACGAGCTAAACATTTAATAGCAGCTAGGTAAATATCATAATTTGGATCGATTTCGTCTTTATTTACACCACGCATCAATTTGAAGATCAGAATCGGGAATATAGCAGTTAATCCATCTCCTAGTCCTTCGTATTGTGATTTAATCAAGTTTTTAGAAACCATACGACCACAATTCGAAGTGTCTAGTCCGAAGTTCAAACTAGAAAAAGGAACTTGATTTCCTGAACGAGATTGTAAGGAATTCAAGTTACCTATAAGAGCTTCCATAGCTTGATGAGTGTCTAGGTTAGTCTGTTTAATAGCATTATTAACGATTTTCACATTGAATTTGCGATATAAACTGCCAACAGGTTCATTAAGTGAATAATCATTAGTATAATCTTGGTAAACACCAGTATATTCGACATAAGAATCAAATTCTTTTTTCAAATTGTGATGAAATGACTTATCTACGAATGGAGCTAAATCGAAATCTAAATTGTCATCAGCAATTCCGCCGAACTGTTGATTAGATTGTAATTGTAAAATTACAGCTGTAAGTGCACTGGCAGTTTGTATCGAACTAGGAGATCTAAGAAATCCAGTCCCTGTGTCGAAACCATGTTCTAGTAGTTTACCTACTGGAGCGAACAGACAATTGAATGAAAGATTATAAAAATTCAGATCGTGAATATGGATTCTTCCCTCTTTATGTTCAGTAGCATATTTACGATCTATATCATTCAATAGATTATACATTTTGTTAGTTTCACTAGCGATTTTACCATAAGTACCGGCTGGAGTTGCTCCTGCTTCGTTAGCATTATCTCTTAAAATGTTAGAACTTTTCAAATCGGATTCGGTAATTTCTTTAATTGTCTTAACAATTTCGGATTTAGTAGTTCTAACTCTATTACGTTCTTCTCGATATAAAATGAATGATTTTGCTGCTTCTTGATGTTTAGCCATCAAAACATTTTCTACAATATCCTGAATTTCTTCAACTTTTAATGTGTTTTTAGATGAAAGTTCTGCTTTTTCAATAACATCATCTGTAAGTTCATCTAACTCATTTTCAGTAAATTTAGTATTAGTCTCAACCAAAGAATTCTTTATAGCAGTTACAATTTTAGTCGGATTAAATTTTCTACGTCTACCATCTCTTTTAATTACTGTTTTTATTGTCATAAACCTCTTTTCTCTTTCCTTATTATTTTCGAATTAAATATATTTATTATTACTTCTATCAAAATGTTGATTTTCTCTACACAAAAAAGACCAATGTTTAACATTGGTCTAGAATATGTTTTTGGATCTTTTTAATTGAACATATCCTGAATATCGGCTTCTGTAGCAACTGTACCCTTAGTATCAGCACTATCAATATTTTCAGGTGTATCCTTTTTTTCTATGTGTCCAATAGGAAGATGAATACGAGCAGTATAACCCTTACAAAGTGATTCATAAGTGTCATGATTTTCAGTAAGATTAGCCAATGGTTTAATCTGTTTAGCAATAAGTGTTAGTTGTTCGTCGGTTAAAACTACACCATTCTTATCTGAAATAGGGCCAGTTTTCCGTTTGAACTTATTGGGGATTATTCCCCCTTTATGACTCTTGTCGTATTTGTAGATGAAATCTGCACCATTAGTAGGGCTGAAAACATCGATTCCCTCTACCAATTCATCAGTTTCATCATCATCATGAGGCTTAGCAATTTCTTTTATAACATTCATCGTGGCTTCAGTAAATTTATAACGGAAAACCTTACCTTCAGTAGTAGGAGCAGTAGGATTCTCAACTATATAAACATTAGCAATATATTCATTCTTAGCCGGGCCAATTACAGTACGTTGCTTGGACATATCTTCGCCCTTTTTCTTGAGTTCGAAATACTTTTCACAAAGTGGACATTTGCCCTTATCTTGAATACAATTTCCAACGAAAAATGGTGCTCCTTTAATTCCGCTGCCTACATAATGTTTACGAAGCTTAACAAACGGAAAATCTTCTCCCTCTGGGGGCGGCAAGAAACGAAGAACAACTTTCGTTTTACCTTCAGCATTATATGTGTATTTGAATAAATCTGATAAAGAACTATGACTTGGTTCTTCAATCTTATCTAAAACTTTTTTTGCATCATAACTCGAAAAAATAGGCATAATGTGTTACTCCTTGTAAATAAATCGCCTTATAACAAAATTTAGAATAAAAATTTATCCGATTCATCTAGAATGATGTGTTTCGTTATGAAATATTCAGAAAAATTCAAATACTTCCTCATTTTGTTAGTTTTATATATTTCCGGTACATTGACATTTTTTAGCACTTTCAAAAAAAACAAAGGACTTAGTTTTTCACGTATGGTTTGTAAATATAAATCTGTTTTTAATGGATTTTTATCCTGTTCTTCAAACATACCAGCCTTGTTCGATTTAATCTTCGAGAAATCTGATTTTATACTCGAAAAATGTAAATATGATATATTTAACAGTTTATTATAAGTATTATAATCCCCAATTTTCATTTTAATTTTGTGAAAATAGTTATACACGATCAAATAATCTAGAATACGGGAATCAAATCTAGCTGAATTTATCTCAGAACAAAGATAACTATATTTAGACCAATCTTTAGGATGACTCAATGTTCTAGGTGTTAAACGACATTCTGGTATAGAAAAACAATCTGGTTTTTTACACAGATTATTTTCTACCCATTTAAGATGTCTTCCTAAATCAGCGCTTTCCAGCATTTTCGCTCTTAATTTTGAATGAATTATACTTCTGTAAGATATTTTTCATTAAAAAATCTGCAGAAACGAAATCCTCAACTAAATATGAGCAAATAGTGGTCATTTTTATATCCTGTTCTACTGATATCTTAGATAAAACGAAATTGAATTTGTCAATCTCATCGAAATTTTCCAATTTCAGTTTCGCCATAAATTTAGGCAATCTTGCTAAACCACTATCAGGATCATCTACATTAATAGGACTAGAATAATCGACATCGTTTACATCATAACCATATAGTTTTAGTAATTTATAAAAATGAGCTTTGTCTTGTTCATGTTCGAACTGAGCATTTTCATCAGTTAATACATCATCGTCAATAAATAGATCATTCATCAATAATTGCTCCGTTGTCTGAATTTATTAACATAATTCTTTCTAGAATAAAAGTCGAACAACTCAATCTCATCTTTGAAGATCAATAAACCGAAATTGAGCAAATGTTCATAAAATTTTACAATTCTCGAATTGAAAGTGGGGATATCAGTTAAAACTCGTTCGGATTTCCAATCTTTACACTTTAAGCAATTACAACCAGAACAAAGATAATAAATGTTTTCCATTACATTTTCACCATTAAATTCTCGATAATATGAATTTTCGAATACTTTATCATCGAATTTATCTTGAAAACCTAAGGAAATTATCAATTCACTAGCAAATGCTAAAGCATCAGAATATTCTTCTTTTCTATGCAATTCATTAGATTTAGCCATCATCATTTCTACTAATTCTTCAATAATACAATAAGCATACCATTTAATAATGACTTGATCTTCAGGTTTATTCAAATCTAAATTACGATGTAAATGCATAGAAGTCGTAGTATTATTATTTTGAATTGCAATGAAATTGTCCAATAATGCGTCTTGGGCATTAATAATTCCCTGAACTACACCTTTACTAATATCCATCTTATTTTTAGTTTCTTCACTTGTAACGTTCATTAAAGCACCCCATATCTTTTAAGTAAATCTATTGCTTTTATAATACCAAAAACTTCTTCTTGTTTATCACATGTCCAATCATAATGAATAATATTCATCTTTTTTTCATATAATTTATGACTATAATCAAGATATTTATCGATCAATTTGTCAATATTTTCTTTAATTCCTGCCATTTGTTCTCGATCACCCCAATTAGTAATAACCGATTTCGGTGGCATACAAAAGATAAATAAGTCTATTCTAGACAAAAATCTATTTACATCGATAAAATTAGTGTCCATTAAATCTACATTTCTTAATATCGGCCCATTTACAGACTCTTCTATTACCGAAAAACGATCGAAAATGAGATTAGACTTGGTTTTTTTAGCATTATTCAATGTAATATCTAGATAATCGAGATACTCTTGTGAAGTTTTACCTGCTCCTAAAGATCTAACATATTGAAAACCCAAATCTTTAATTTGATTAGCTAAAGTCGTTTTACCTGAATTATCGGGTCCAAAAATAACAATATTCATATTTGATTTACCCTATTAAAAGATATTTTCATCGAAATTCTTACGATAAGTATGCAATGAGAAAATGGTCTGTTGATAACTACCAACTTCGAAACCAAGTTCAGCAGCAACAAACTCCAATAATTTAATGCCCAGATAAACATCATTACAAAAATGAGTATATAAATCACAGCTTCGCATCACATTATGCATGTTCAATTTATCATTTCGATACTGGAAATGATAACCTAATGTACAGGGTACTCGACCAACACCACCCAACTTATTAGGGTCTTCATTCGGATCCCATACAGATAACCAACCTTGTCGCGTATTAGGATCATTTTCGAATGCTTTAATCAATTTATCTATTTGATTATTACGATTATATCTACCGTTATATGTATAACTCATCTTGCCATTTACTAAGAATTCCTCCCAAACATCATTTCTTAATTTATATGCTTCCCCTGGATTAAGATCTTTTTTACTGATTCTTTCTTCAAATTCGGCATCTGCCCAAGGTTGAGAAACATTAGTAATCTCATTAGATTTGGCATTTAGCAATACATAGGAGTAATTCTGGATTTCCTTAGTAATAAACATCGGATTACCATCGATTATCTTATTTTGCATCGATTTAGTCTTAATAGTTATACCATTTTCGGAAAGATCTCGCTTAATTTCATCATAAGCTTCGGACCAATTTGAATAAAATCTGGCCATATTTTAACCTCAATTTAAAAATAAATATAGTGAAATAATTCATATTTAAAACGATGAATAGGCATTCTTGATGTCCATTAAAATCAGTATAAACAAGATAATGAACGAATTAACGAAGATCTTTTGACTTTTAGTTTTTTGATTAAAAATTGTTGTTTCAGCTTTGACATATTAGAAAATACATCAAGATTTATGTTATGAGATAAAAGATAATCTGAAAGATTTGACCGGTGATGTTTATGTTTCGATATTAAATTGTATTCTTTTTTGAAATAATAATACTGTCTTTTAATCGTGTTATCTCGCCAAATAGTATATTTTTTAGCTAAACTGATGAATTTTTCTCGAGTAAAATCCGAATTTAGCATATTTAACTGCATTCTAAGATTCTTTTTGGAAAATCTCGGTCTATATTCAGTTAAAACAGAATAATCTTCTATATTATCTAATTCGGTTTGAAGTTTTTTAACCCTAGCAAGTTTTTCATAACATAGTCTGAACAGCGAATCATCTGAATGGTCTTTTTTGAATGAAATTGGATCATTTACTCGATAAGTCGCATAGTATTTTGCTGCTTTATAAAGATGAGCTACAGTATATTCGAATGGTATGTTTTCTTGTTTCAATAGATTGTTGTAACCTATTATGTTGATAGCTAACCTATCTACGAAACCACATAGATAATTGTGTCTATGACCACTCATTATGCTTTTAGTAGCTAAAACACGTGTATGTGGTACATTTTTATAACATTTAGCTGGTAAATTGAATTGTTTTAAGACACGATTGATTGAAAAAGGAAGATTTTCATTACAATTATAAGCTTTAGATCTATCATCGAAATATGTGCTCCAATCAATTTCATCATGAGTTATTATTTTATGATTGTCCCAGTTCAAATTATGTTTGAGATATACAGTTTTCCTTACATATTTAGATAAAACATAATCTAAACCCATTCGAGATAAAACATCACCAATATTAGCATAAATACCGATGTTATCATCATAAATCGAAGATTCTTCTGGTTTTACTGGTTTCCCATAAGTGAGTTGAAATAGATTCGAAATATATGACGTATCGAAATCTATATGACTATGAACTTCATATAGATCACCATTTTTAACATTTTCTGAATTTTCTTCGAAATTACTGATTTTACCAACTAAATATCTTATTCTGCCTTGTTTACTAACAACTCTTCTATATGTAACATTTTTATAAGGATAATCACTAATGATCAATTTATGAGATTCGACATAATGATGCCAGAACTCTTCTCGTTCACATTTAATTTCAAAAGGCAACGGATAAAATAACTTGCATTTATATCGACCACTACCAAAACTAGGGGATCTTACTACTTTTTTACCATATTTTGAAACTAAGTAATCATAAAATGATTTATCTGCCCAGTCAAAATCATAAACTAAATACTTGGTTTTATAATTATAATCCGGAAATTGTCTGACAAATGGCAATCCTGCATTATAAATCTTTACTAAATCATCTACACTACTTAAACTAACTAGATAAGTATCACTAGAGATCCAAATCTTAGAATTTATCTTACTAAGCTTCTTATCTGAAAATACGTTAAATATATTTACGAATTCCACATATCAAATCTAATCAATATTAGAATTCATTTTCGTACACATTAAGATTGAAGAATAGACAAACCTTTTCTATCTTAGTACCCCCTCCTATAGGTTTTATACTATATAAAAAAAGATTCCTCCTCTCCCTACCCAACTATAATGTATCTATCGAGAAATATGTGGACTTTTTCCGATGTAAAAATCACTTGGTTTCTTACTTAGAGTAAGGACGGATCTGTTTTTAATGAAATGTTAAAATAAGTTTACAATTAAAATGTTGAGATTTATGTGAAATTGATCACTTGTGTTAGAAATAAAACCAGTTATCCGGATTTATATAATGGGGCTTATCTTTATATTGGTTTAATTGAAGTTTGATGCCACTTTTAGCTTGTTTTTTAATAATACCAAAATAACTATAGGTTTATTTAAAATACTGTCTAAAACAGGTGTTAAAATGAAAAATAAAGCTATCCTTTTAATTTAACATAAACATATGTATAATGACGTATTTATAATGACGTATTTATAATTAATTAGTAACTATATCGTAAAAAATATGAAAAGAGCTTAAACAGGCGTTAAAATGAAAAATAAAGCTATCTAGATAAAAAAGCCCGATTGTTTATATAGGGTTAGGGTTATATTCTTTTTAATTCCAGTATATCGTGATGTATTTGATGAATGTAAGAATTACCACCTAATTTTATATATACATCATAAAGGTCAAGGAAGTTTTGTAATTGGAATTCTGAAATATTTCCTCTGTCTCTAGATTTCTCCCATATTCTGGTTAAAGCATCTCTAGTATTGCATAATGCTTGTTCTTTCAATATAAAGATATCAGTATTATTATGATTTTGTTTATTTTCTAATTCAGTTAATGCCAATTTCATGTCTTTTAACAAAACATCGTGTTCTTTAGACATAGCTGTGTTCGATTTCAATGTAGAGATAACCTCATTTACATCAGAATATAGTTTCTTTTTATTCTCCATGTCGGTGAATAAGCCAATTAATGCTTTTCGAAACGGTTTAATTATTAAAGCTAACATCCCTACAAAGGTAGTAACAGAACCAGCTATAATACCTATATAGCCACATACATTCGCTATAAAACTTAAAGCCATGTTATATATATCTAACTTTATCAGAGACTGATATTTTCCAACTTTGATTATATTTGAAGTAAAATTGGAGTATTTTTATGAATTTAGAAGATTTTATTAAATTATTGCCATTCAATTTGACTGAATCTGAGAGTAAACACCTATTATGTTCTGATATGATCTCTAAAACAATATCCATAGATAAAAGACAATCTGGTCTAAGTACAATAATGCAGATTTTAATCATGTTTAATATGTTGAAAGGGGGTAATAGTGTATTATTTGTGAATGATTTTAAGAACGGGGAGTATTTTATAAATCAACTTATGAAATTATACTATTCTATGAAACCTTTTGCCAATTTCAAGTTTCAGAAATATAGTGTGATAGGTTATAATTCTAGATTAGATTTATGTTTGATTAAGAATAACGATCAACTTAGAGGTAAAACTTTTTCTTTTGCTTATATAGATGATGCTGATTTAGGGAAGTATAATGATATAATGGATATTTATTTTGCGTTGAGAACTTGTCCGATTAAGATCAATGTTAATATCGATCAACCCCATTCTAGTTTTATAAAAAATTATATTAAAGATAATAAGTTTAGTTTGACTGATATGAATTTGAATATTTTACGGGAAATAAATAGAGTATGAAAAAATATGATGAAAATGCAATTAAAGTATTAGTGGGTCTAGATGCAGTCAGAAAACGTTCCGATATGTATCTTGGCAGTACTACAGGGAAGCAATCTACAGCTTTATATAGAATGTTTCGTGAAATTTTGGACAATTCGCTAGATGAATACTTAATTAAATCAAATTATAATATCGATATATTTTACGATAAAAACACTAATTATGTAACAATTATCGACAATGGTCGTGGTGTTCCAACTGGTAAAAATAAAGAATCAGGGAAGAGCACAATGGAGATTGTATTTGGTGAATTACATAGTTCGGGTAAGTTCGATCATGAATCATATTCTATGAGTTCTGGTAAGAATGGTGTAGGTAGTTCATGCACTAATGCTCTTTCAGATCATTTTTATGCTTATAGTAATAATAATTCGGAACATAAATGGTATAGTGTAGAATTTAGTAAAGGGAAACTAGTTTCTAGCCAATTTTCAGATCCTGATAAGAATCTGATTAAATATGTTAAAAACACAGGTACGATAGTAAAATATATTCCTGATACTACTATATTCTTAGATGGTATAAATCTAGATTTACATAGGGTAAAAAGAGAATTAACCGATCTTAAATATCTATGTCCAAAACTTCATTTGACTTTGCATGAAAATGAAGATGTTACTGATTATTATTCCGAATCTGGTCTAGCTGCACTAGTTGGCCCAGGTGATGTTTTTACATTTACTAATGATGATATGGAAGTCGCACTCAATTTCACTAAAAATGAAGGTTCAGATTTCAAATCATACGTAAACTTATGTAATACTGATATGGGAGGAACTCATTTATTAGGTTTGAAAACTGTCATTTGTGAGGTTTTGAAGACTTATTCAGAATTAAAATTGGCTAATCTCGATCTATTAGAAGGTATAATTGGTGCTATACACTATAAAATGGCAGAACCACAGTATCAATCACAGACTAAAAATGAATTATGTTCTAGCATAGCTAAAACTAATGTTATTGATACTTTAACTAAACCATTGACTAAATTTTTCGAAAAAAATGAAAGTTTGAGAAAAAGAATCATCGTTTATGCCGAAAAGATGTTCGCAGAACGAGAAAAGATGAAAGCTAATAAAGATCTGCTTAAAAATCTAAAAGATCTGAATAATTCATTATATCATATATCGGATAAATTTCTAGATGCCGATCGTAGAAAATATAATACCGAAGATCTAGAAATGTTCATTGTAGAAGGCGATAGTGCCGGCGGTCACTTCAAACAAGCTCGTTCAGCAAATCAAGCCGAGTTGAAAATAAGAGGAAAGATCATTAACTCAGAACGAGCTACTTATGAAAACTTATTTGGTAATTCGAAAGATAAAGATTCCGGAAATAAAGAGATAAAAGACTTAATAACAGCTCTTGGTTGTGGCATACTAGACCAATATGACGAAACTAAATTAAGATTCAAAAAAGTAATCATCCTATCCGATGCCGATGTAGATGGTGAACATATCGCATTGCTATTAATATCGTTTTTCGTAAATTATGTACCAGATTTGATTAAAAATGGTCATTTATATCTTATTAAAGCTCCTCTATTCATCGGAAATGCTGCAAATTATAAGAATAAAGGCATGACGAGAAAAGAAATCGATAATGATATGAAGAATCATAATATCAAAAATTATACGGTTTCTAGACTTAAAGGCTGGGGAGAAACTTCACCTACTCAATTACACGAATTATGCTTAAATCCTGATACCAGAATATTAGTTAATGTAAAATGGAACGACGATTGTAAAGAAGTTTTACATAATACAATGGGAAGTGATAGTGCTTATAGAAAAGGACTATTAAATATCTGAAAAAACCGAGCTTTTAAGCTCGGTATTTTTATTTTTTCTTAAATATTTCGTGAATTGGATTACCAAATATTCTTTTGGCTTCGGTTTGTGTGATAACCGGCATTCTTCCTCTCGGATCCCCATTAGTATCATCCCCACTAATTTTTGGTACTCCAATCTTATGAGAATGATCCGAATCTTCTAATATTTCACCTATTTTTTGATTTATTATCTGATGTTTGTGTGAATGACCACAGTTAGGTGCACCAGACCAACCATTTCCATTAGAATCCAGATAATAATAATGATAATGCGGCATAACATTAGGGGCATTATCTATGCTGGTTTCCAAAACACCATACATCATAGTTTCTTCTGAAATTTCATTCATGATAGGTTTAATATAGATAGTACAATCTCCATCGGGAATATCATCGGTTTGAAGATTCATAGCAAATTCTTTCTCACTATCGAAATTAAGTTGATCTATAAAAGATTCCCAATCTCTAGAACAATCCTTTACTAGAGCTTCGTATTCGGAAGAACTATATGATTCACTATCGGGTAAAAACGAACCGCTTATTTCAAAATGAACATAACTTGTACCATCTTTAACTCCAGTATCAAATTTTGTTATATCACAACCATTACTTGTTAAATAACTTGCTATACTTCTTTTAAGAAAAGCTATATAATTCGGAGACAAATCCGAAATTTCAGATAATACAATCATAATTAAACCTCGTTTTTACTTTAATATATATGAATGTGTTCATGAAGAATGAAAATCTCCGAGGTATACATGACAATATCGAAATGTCAGGAGAAGATAATTTGAATTTTGCTAAATGTATGAGCGATATTTTCGAATTTTCTAGATATTTCTACATTATCATGGCCGGCATAGGTTTTGCCCCTATAAAACTCAGAGAATATCAAACCAGAGTGATAAAAGCTCTAGTTACTAAAGTCGAAGGCAAAAACAATAGAATCATAATGCAAGGTAGACAAACTGGAAAAACTACCATAGCATCATTATATCTACTCTGGTTATTCCTTTTTGAAAAAGACAAAACGTTCGCCATATTAGCAAACAAAGAAGATCAAGCTCTTGAAATCATGAATAGAATTCAAAATGCTTATCTGAAATTACCACTATGGTTACAATGCCCCGTGTTAAAATGGACTCAATCCGAAATCGTATTGTCTAACGGTAATAAAATGTTCACTGCTGCTTCTAGCAGTGATTCGATACGTGGTAAATCAGTATCATATATGCTAGTTGATGAATTTGCTCACCTAGATGGTTCTGTAGCTAAAAAGTTCATGGATTCGGTATTCCCTACTCAAGCATCTGATCCGGATGCTAAACTAATATTGATCTCAACACCTAATGGAACTAATCAGTTCTATGATACATGGCAAAAAGCTAGAGCTGGCATCAACTCGTTCATTCCGATCATGGTCCAATGGTATGAAGTTCCTGGTAGAGATGAAAAATTCAAAGAACGTATAATCAAAGACAACGGAATAAGACACTTTATGCAAGAATATGCTTGCGTAGATGGAGATTCGGTCGTAAAAGTTAGAAATATGGAAAATAATGCCGTTTTTGAGATAAAAACGAGAGATTTATATCACGAATTATCATTAGTGGCTTAAGTCATCTATAACGAGAGTACAAATTTTCATATATTTACAATATGAGATGTGAGATATGTTTAAGAGAATTCAGTCCGAATGGTTTAGCTGCCCATATAGAGAACAGTCATAAAGACATAACAATTAAAGATTATTATGACAAATATCTTCGAAAAGAAAACGAAGGTAAATGTAAGATATGTGGAAAACCTACTAGATTCAAGGGTTTTAGAGGGTATTCTAAATATTGTTCTATGAAATGTGTTTGGCATGATAAAGAGATAGTAAAGAAGAGAAATTCTCATACTGATTTCGGTGAAGCATCGAAAAAAGCAAGTTTTATAAAGTTTGCAAAATATGGAAGTGGTATTAGCGAGTCGGAGAGATCTCGTAGAATTGATAGATCTAAAGCTAATTTGTCCCGTATTTTGAGTGAAAATCATTGTGAATTGATAGATATAGTTCCGAAAAATGGTAAGATTTATTCGGTTAAATATCGTTGTTCGATATGTAATTCTGAGTATACAAGGGTAAGAAGTGGAATTGACCGAAATTATCGAGAGGGAAAGGGCGGATTTTGTCCTAATTGTTCACCTAAGTATAGTAATCCCGAAAGGGAGATTTATGACTATATCAAATCGATATATTCGGGTTCTATCATTATGCATGACCGGAAGTGTTTAGCTGGACATGAATTAGATATCTTCATACCCGATGTTAATATCGCCATAGAATATGACAGTTTTCATTTTCATGATGAAAATCATGTAACTAAGTTTTATCATTTAGATAAAACTGAAGCTTGTTTAACTAAAAATATCAAGTTGATCCATATATTCGAAGATGAGTGGCGAGATCGAAAAGATATCGTTAAGTCTAGACTTTCTGGATTTTTTCACAAAAACAAGGTAATCTATGCAAGGAAAACTGAGTTCGGAGTTGTTTCTCATCAAAAGGCTAAAGAATTTCTAATTGAGAATCATATACAAGGATATTGTATTTCTAAAATAAGATATGGTTTGTATCTAAAAGATGAATTAGTTGCCTTGATGACTTTTGGTAAGTCTAGATTTTCCGATGAATTCGAGATGTTACGTTTCTGTAATAAGAAATATACTAATGTGGTAGGTGGAGCTAGTAAATTGATTAAACATGCCGGATTATCTTTCGTAACTTATGCTGATAGAAGATGGTCTAATGGTGATTTATATCGTAAATTGGGAATGAAGTTTCTAGGAAAAACAGAGCCGAATTATCATTATATTGTTAAACACAGATTAGAAAGTAGGTTCAAATATCAAAAACACAAGCTTATTTTAGCCGGATTCGATCCAAATCTTTCCGAACATGATATTATGAAAAAACTAGAAATTTTCAGGATATATGACTCTGGTATGTTGAAATTTTCATATAATAGCTAAAAAATAAAAAATACTTTGGAAATTTAGTAGAATAATGTTATAATAATATGTATATTTCGTCTGGCATTAAGCCAATAAATCTATAAGGAGAGTATTATATGAAAAAACTATTAATCGCATTATCCCTGCTTGCATGCGTATGCATGGCGGAACAATTCACGCGGACATACAAGACCGCTGTCGTATGCGGCACACACGAAGACACAACGTGCCAAATTAAAGGTACTGACATACCGGTTATCTTTAATTATGGAGGAAACGCCGGTGTAATTTTGTTCCCCCAATCTACTGGTTCTGTAAAACTGACGCCTTATGGTAACAAGGATACTAGTACCAATGACAATGGTGTCGACTTACAGGAATACTCCTTCGTTGATAATGACGGTGACCTAGGATCCTATACGTTCTGGGATGGCGGGCTGATTATCCAGTATAATGTAGGAGTTCAAATAATCATGATGGTATGCCCATCTACTAACATGTGTCCTTGTTATTCATTCGCTAATTCATGGTGCCATTGATTATATTCTTTATTTGAGAAATCGATAATGAATAATATCTCATATTACTAGTTCTAGAATGAGTTTATAAATGCATTACGCATAATGTAACGCATTTGGCTTTATATATTAAATGTAACTTATTATTTACATATTTTTAATCATTATTTATTTAGAAAACATGAATATATTATTATATTTTCACTGTTAAATCTATTTAAACTTCTACTAAGGACCTAAATATGACAAATACTGGAATCAAAAAAGACTATTATTCATCAGGCGAACTGATGAAAGAGACTCCATTTGTAAATGGAATGATGAATGGTGTTCAGAAATGCTATTTCACATCCGGAAATCTGATGTATGAGATTCCTTATGTAGATGGAAAAGAAAACGGTGTTAAGATCGAATATTATTCATCTGGTGAAATTATGTATGAGACTCCTTATGTAGATGGAAAACCGACTGGCATTCGTAAGGAATATGATGAATCTGGTAATCTGGTACGTAAGACTAAAGTGAGTGAGTTAATTAAAAAAAACGTAATTAGGAAATAATACTATGAATCTTACTATTGAAGAATTCATCTCTATTGCCGGATGCTATGGTGATATCCATAAGGAAGATGCTGGCTATTCTTGTTATATTCCGATGTGTAAGACATTTGGGTGGAAACTCAATTATAACTTATCTAATAGACTAAGCATTTCAGCTGTCGTTAATGATGGATCTAAATCGGAATCTGAATCTATATTTACCGATTTCCACATCAACAAAGAAAGATTGTTTGAGTCTCTGTCGGTATTGAGTAGAATTCCCCACGATTTAGCCGCTATATATTTAAAATAATTATGTGTATTTAACAAAAACTAAAGACGTAACATAAAAGGATTCTCTTGATGATTAATACTTTATTAAAAGAGATAGAAAATTTTATAAAATCCCGAATAATAAATACAGAATTTACAGTTATTAAGTTAAAGAATTCTATTATAATTGAATCGAATAAATCAGAATCCAGCTTAAGGATTTCATTTTGTAAAGAAACGGTAAATATCCGAGTTTATGGAAAATGTAAAAAATTTCTACTCGAATCGAACAAGGTATGGACTATCACATATAAAAGCATAGAAGAAAATAGAAATTTCTTCGAACAATTATTATTTTACTCGAATATTAGTATATCTTCATTTATAGATTCGTGTGAAGAAGTATGTGGAAATAAGTATTAAATGAGATTAATATGGCAGAACTAACAAAAAATGAAGCTCGTATGCTTTATGAAATAAACAATACAAACTTAACCGAGTTTCTCAAAACTAAGTTCAATCTAAAAGAGTTACAAGAAAAAACTATAGATCAAATTACTTTCGATAAAAAGTTTATAAATATGCTCAAAAATTGCGATGAACGGTGGTTCATGGATGATCAAAACCATTTCTCCGCAACACCTACTAGTCATTTGCAATTAAATAATCACGGTTTTTGGTATTTCAATATCCAATTTACAGGTGAAAATAAACATTTTCTGGTGAGTCATTTTGCAACGGTGGATATTAGAGAAACATTCGAATTAACCGATGACGAAATACTAAACTTCATAATGAATTACATCAAAAAACACTTAGAATTAGATGTCAAACCTACATTTCAAGTATGGTAAAAGATGAGAATT